GGTCATTACACTAACCCATGCCTCTTTAAAAAAATCAAAGATACTCATCATGCTTAAAGGCACAATCTTCTGTTTGTTACTCATTTTTTAACCTTATTATTTAAGTTCATAGGTGAGTAAACCTCACCATCATACTGTGAGCCTGTCTTATTTGGCCCTGTTTCAACGCCACTGTTACAGCCAAAGACAACTATCATTAAGAAGATAATAGCATAAATGGTAACTCTCTTAGACCATAAGATAAACATCTCAAAAGTTTTTTCTGCTTCTATTTGCGCTGCTTCTCTAGGTGTCATGCTTACCTTCTCGCCTATTCCTTAGTTTTTGTAACTCATTAAACTGATTTTCATCAATACAATTTACCTTCTCTACTGGGCCTGGAATAACGCCATTATACGCTATCATCATACCCTCTACGTATTTAGATATTTCGTTGTTATCTGTCAACGTAGCCATGCAAGTTTCCCTATCATTATAGGTAGGGTTAGTGAATATAAATGTATCTCTTGTGCCATCAGAATTATAAGACAAAAAGAATACCATTACAAACCATTTCATTTTATTCTTCCTCTTCTTTCTCTAAGCCAGCCCTGATTAAAGTTACAAAGCCTACATTAAATATAGCTGCGAATGTTTCAGGGTCACACTCTACTTGTAATGTAGCACTACCATCTTCATGTTCTTCTACCTCTATTACTTTAACAGGTTTATTTATATATTGTTCATTCATCATTCTTCCTCCAAACAAAAGTTACACCACGTATTTTTAGTTGGTGCTCCACAACTTACACACTGATACATATCTTTACAGAGTGGACATGAAGTGTAATCCTTAGTACTAAACTCTTTCTTACACCAAGCACATACTACATCTTTAACTCTTCGCATCATGCTCGTTTACCCCTTAAAGCAAAGAATAAACCACCTACCCAAAGAAAAACATGTAAGTTATCATATAGTAAAACATCCATTAAACTATCGGGTTCACCTACCCATATCACTCCTGTCATAATACAACAAATAGTAATACCACAGAAACGTGTAAGTAAATCTGACCAAGGGTGCATCATATCTCTAATCCAAAAATCCCATATGCTTGACCCTATAATACCACTGACTATTAAACCTATACCTGCACCTATTTCACCATACGCAGCGAACCACCAAACGATGTAAGGTAGACCAAATGAATCAGCATCTTCGATACTAATAGGTAGTTTAGAAAAACCTTGTTGTATAAACACAATGGACAAAGGTATACGTAAAAGCCAGTGACTAAAACAGAACTCAGGTATCCTATTTAATATCTTAGTTATCAATGTTTATCTCCTTTGTGTTTTTCTTTTCTTGCTGGTTTAGGTTTCTTCTTATCAGGTATAACTTGTTGCTTATACTTAGGTTGCCGCAAGTCTTTAGCCATAGGGTTCTGTTTATTTAATCGCTCCATCTATCATAATCCTTAAATTACTTATATCGTTAACACGTTCATACTTGATGTCATCCTCAACGTGTAACACCCAAGCAGGTAAATCAGTCCAAAGTTGTATCTTTTTACTGAACTCCATACTTTTACTAAGTGCATCAGGATCAAGTGCAACTAAACAGCTTGACGAATTATCACTTATATCAGCCAGATGATCTTCTGTCAAGCTAGTACCAAGTATAGCAAAGCCTGTCGTTCCTGGCATACGTTTAGCTACAGTGATAGCACTAATAACATCTTCGACTATGACATATACACCGTTGGGTTTACTTATACATCTTTTGTAGAAGCTTCCAATACCACCGTATCTGTACCACTTTGGTATAGCTCCATCTAATGCACGGCCTATGGCATCTATCAATCTACCATCGTTATAGATAGGAAAAACTGCACGTTTACTTTTAACGTCATACATTAAGTTCTCATGTTTAAGTATAGGCCAGCGCATAATAAATCTACGCATCTGTCCGTTTTGGACAGTGTTACCATCAACTACATGTTCTGGATAAACAAAGGTAGTTAAATCTTTATTATCATTATGTGATTCTATTAGGGGCTTCTTGAAGTAAGACTGCATTTCTTCCATGGTCATAGCTGTTGATACCATGCCCTTTAAATCGCACGATAATTTGTAACAGTTGTAGATAATACTACCGTCAACCTTACGTGCAGTGAAAGTATTCTTGCTGCCACATTTAGGGCAAGCCTTGCGTATTGATTCACCCTCAGTTAAGTTCAGTGTTTCTTCTATGTGGTTGTTCATTTTTTTTCCTACAAAAAGTTTTCACTAGAATAATATTTAAATCCTTTATTCTTATTACTAGCTGTATTTTTTACAGCTTTCATATTATCAGATACAGAAACCCATCGTAAATTATACACTGAGTAATCTAGTTTATCTTCATTTATATGATCTACATTATAGTTATCCAAAGGTAATGGATTATAAACATACGCCATACCAAATATTCTATGTGCATACACACGGACACCTTTATCTCCATTACTTATTGTATAACAGGGATAAACAGACCGACTACAATTTGGCACTATTATATTGTTTGTACTGTTATTGAATATGTAAGGAAAATCCATCCTATCTTTGTACATAGGCAGTGGATGCGTCCCTCCTGTAGGGTAAATAGTATACTTTCCTTTAGGTACAGAGTTTAAAAAGGATGATGTTCTATTTAAATCAATCCTTCTTTGACCTTCATCACCAAAAAATATAGATATAGAACTAATATCTAAACAATCTTTAGCTTTTATTTTGTCTTTAAGAAACAAATCATACTGCATTACTTTCTATCCTTGTATGCATTGCGCTGGGCTAATGCTTCTGATGCTCCAGTATACGTGTGTTTGATGTATGGAGTCAAGCTATTTATGCTAGTGTGTCCACTAACTTGTTTGATCTGTGTTACATCTACACCAGCTTCAACCATCTCAGTGATAGCAGTACGGCGCATATCCATAGCTGTCAGGTGCTTTGGCAGTCCAGCTTCTTGCAGTATTGCATTTACGTGTACGTGAAGGCCTTCCTTAGTGTACGGCTTGTACGCTCCATCACTTGGCTGTATCTGTGGTGCTACCAATACTTGAAAGCTAAACGTTTCATGTTGCTGTCTCAGTACGTGCATCAAGCCATCACTGATAGGCAAGTGTACTGCCTCACCTCGTTTGCTTTGCTCAAAGTCACAGCGTCCTTTGTTTAAATCTATAGCGTTCCACAACAGCATACGCATATCACCTACACGCTGGCCCCACTCGTAAGCCATCTGCACAATCAAGCCTACGGATCGCCACTTCCACTGGCTGTACGCTGTATCCAAGAATAGCTTGACTTGGCTTGGCTCCCATATAACTTTACGTGCAGGGTTAGGTGTCTTATCTAAGTACGGCATGGGGTTATCAATGTGTAAGTTATTTTTCTTGCCCCAATTAATAAGTATAGACATGATCGAAGCTATCTTGTTGGCACGATACACGCCTCGCTTTAGCCAAGCATTGTAGTGTATTTGCAGGGTAGGTACAGTCAAACGTTTAAGATTGAGATGCCCTGATCCATCTTCTATTATATTTAAGCAATCAGAGTAGTCTATCTTTGATGCCCTGCCTAGCTTGCGGAACGCATCTGATTTTAAGTATGCATACACTAGCTGTTGTACTGTTTTAGCTTTTACCATCTCCTGCGCGTCTTCCAGTAAACCCAACATTCTGAACAGTGTCCCTTCCCTATAACTAAATCAAGCAGCCAAACCAAGTTAGGCTTACGCTCTCTTTTCCATTGCCAATTCCTAGCACTAAACGTCTGGTTGTTCGTGCCGCCAAGTATTACGTTAACTAATACTGAAAAGGCGGCAAGAACTCTTTTAATGTACAAGGCCATAAGTTATTCCTTGTTACTACTTTTTAAGTAGAAATAGATGAAGCCACCTATGTAAGCTATCAAGAACGGTAAGATTATCTGTGAACCTGCTACCATAGCGGGTAATACATTTCGCCATTGTCAATCAGTTGCTTAATGTGCTGTATGTCTTCACGCATAGCATCAGCAGTAGCTAAATCACCTAGCCAATCTGCGTCATCAATCTCCCGCTGCAGGTCATTGTGGTAGTCATTGATAGGGATAAGTAAATCATTATATGCCATTAGTTTAGTCTCCTATATTAGGCGTTTACATACTGATCGTGGTTGATGTAGTAAGACACACCCATCTCGTTACCATCTTCGTAGCCGTACAATTCAGTCAATGCATCAGCTACCTTGCGTACCTTCTCTAGCTTATCATCATTAGATAAACTATCACAATAAACAAAGTTTACTGGAATAGCTGTGACTACATTCTTATAGCTCTTCCAAACAGGTACATCCTCGTGTAATTCACCTGTCTTCTCGTGTATGTTTTCATATACAAAGATAACTGCATCATTGTGATCCCATACTTTTACTTCTACTGTTTGATCTTCGATAATCATTAGTTTATTCCTTTTTTAATTGCTCTTATTAGTTGTACTATTAGTATACATTGAAAGTATACCACAGTAAGTGTGGTTGCGTCAATGTCCTTTTTATCTATTCCCATATGAGTAAGGATAACAACACTGAATAACATCAGGAAGTAAGCCAATATAGGAGAGGACAGAACTAGTAGCATAGTCTTAGTCCATCCTCGTTACGAAGTACTTACCGTTAGGCAAGGGTAATGCAAGCATAGCGTACTCATAGAAGTACACGTTGCCGTTGGGCGTGTTCATCTTACCTACATAGGGCAGGTCAGGGTCTTCTGGATAGATGTACGTACCATCAGACTGTACGTCACCCTTGAATTGGTACAAGCTACCAAAGCCGTAGCGTTCAGTCATAAACCCTACGATGTCCATGTCTGTGCCTAGCAAGTTATACTCACGTACCCAGTAAGGTAATATGCCAAGCATCTCTTGTAACATTCTAGGATTTACATCAGGGAAAGCTTTTGTGTTGATTGTTAAGTTCATTGTGTTAGTCCTTTTACTATGTGTGATACTACGTCAACGGTCCATCCATTGCCAAGCATTTTGTACCGCTGCGTATTTGATACGTGGTTAGTGTAGCCTTCAGGTACTGTCTGTAAACGCTCACACTCTAGAGGTGTTAGCTTCCTGTACTCAGTAGTACCTTTAGATATCTTAGGTTGTAGGTGTCCACCATCTGACGCTACAAGTGATGGGCCTTTACCTGATGGATGATACACACGGTTGACGTATGTATACTTATCACTGATACCTGCGTCACCTACATGGCACATACCATCCTTACTAAACACTAGTTGTCTACGGTGCTTCTCAAAGTATGACTTAAGGTTGCCACCTTTGAAGTAGTTAGCGTCAATGCAGTGTGACTTGTCACGGTCAACATGTCCATCTTCTAAGATGTCAGCAAGTACAATACCTTTGTCATCAGGTAGCTTATCTACTGGAATGTTTGTCCAATAGTATCGCTGTCTATTCTGGGCAGACACTAGGTTACTGTTGATAAAGACAGGCTCTACGCCCAGCGCATCAGTGATTACATCCATGCTTTCTTTCTTCATCTTGACGTTCTCAAGCAGGAAGTACTTAGGCTTTAGTGCCTTGAGTAGCCGCACATATTCCCAGAATAACTTACTGCGTGGATCATCAAAGTTAAGTTGCTTACCTGCAAAGCTAAAGCCTTGACACGGTGAGCCACCTATAAGCAGATCAATATCTGGCAGACTGTCAGGATCTATGGCAGTTACATCACCTAGCTGAACTGTCTCTGGAAAGTTAGCTTGTGTTACCTTGATTGCGTACTTATCAATCTCCGCTGCGAAATAGTTTTCTACTTGGATGCCTGCCCTTTGTAGGGCAAGCTGTCCACATGACATCCCGTCAAATAGTGATAGTACATTCATGGCTATGATACCTTCTCTTCTGCTCAAAACAAACGCTTCGCTGTGTCATCATCAATAATATATTTCTTTGCAGTTGTCAAGTCCTGCACTACCCACGGACGCTTACGTGCTCTAGAGTTGTAGCTTACAAGTGACACCTTCATGCCTTGCAGTGTAGCAATCTTGCTTGTGTCAAATCCCATGAGTGTAGCCATCTGTTCCATGGTTTGCTCATCTCTAGATTTAGCTCCATCAATCAATACATTAACTTTGTAGGTAGCTTCCCCATCAGTGAATGAGCAGTTACCTACGTTAATAGATACACCATGTATACCTGCGTTTTCTAACGCTTCCTGCATGGCTTCACGAATCTTGCGGGCTGTTGGTTTGTCAAACTTCATTGTTGTGTCTCCGTATATCCTATTATTTCGCATCCAGAAAATTCATCTTCTAACCATTCCATAGGATCATCTTCTGTGTCTGGAATGTGTACACCTGTGAAAGTGTACACTTGGTTCTCGCGTAGTTCTCGCACTACTACATCATACATAGTGTTATCCTGCAAAGTGACAAAGCTTGCGTTCTGTGTTACGGTTAAGCTTGCGCTCAATATAGATGGTGCGCTTGCCAAAGTGTACACCTGTCATGCACTTGGTGGTGTTGACCTTGAACCCACGGCTTAAAGTTTTACGCTTACGTGTCAGACCTTTGACACCTGCGAAGTTGAAGCGAAAGCCTTTAGTGCCATCGTTAAGCGGTTTAGTTGCGAATAGTACGAACATGGTGTGTCTCCTTTGCTGTTCGGTTTAAGTTAAATCATAGTTTAGTTTGGTTGTCAAGCCCCAATACCAAGCTTGTACTTGGGGCAAGTAATTCTTTATAGTTTCATCATTTACGTAGCCAATAGCTACAAGGCGAAGAAAAACCTTTTCGTGATCAGGCGTAAGCTTACACATTATGGATACGCTTCCACGCAACCCATGTCGCAGCTTGCATCTGATATGCTGTAATGTTGTGCTTCTTGGCTGCACGTCTGTAGCATTCTTGTAGTTCAGCACGTAGCTTCTTGCCAATGTTAGGCACTTCTTGCAACGTGCGTCTGTCGTTGTTAGCGATGCACCAAGCGTGACCGTCAATAACGCACACATCGTGACCCATGATGCAGTAAAAGAAATCTGTAATCTTTGGGCCTCGCAGTATGAATGCTACATCGTCATCAGTGTGTGGCATAGTCTGAAGGATAGACCAAGCCTTGTCTCGCATGTTATTGTAGGTGCAGCATGTGCAATCTTCCACGTAGCCACCCGCCACAAAGTTGTCAATCATATTGAGTGCGTCTTTAAGGTTCTGACCCCACTCGTTAGTCGGTGACAATGCAGCCACAACACCCACGACAATACGCAAGGGCAAGTCGTACTGGTCAGAAAGTAGTTGGCACTTGTCGTTAGCTTCGGCGTACCATGTCATGCCGTGCTGTAGTTCATCGTCGGTACATTGCTTGTACACTTTAAGAATGTTACGTGTGTATTGTGTCATAAGTGTCACCTCATTGTTTAACTTGTGTATCCAGAGAATAAGCCCCGAAAGGCTTACCTGTCAAGAGACAAAAGAATTTATTTTACCTTCCTTAGTAATTTCAGAAACAAGACCACCCAAGCAATTACGAATTGTAATGTGTCCGTTCTCTTTGGCAAGCCTTTTCAATTCTGCTACGTGCCGTTCTCTGTTCACGTTTGGGGTAATGATAGCGATAGCGTTATCTCTATCGTAACCTTTATAGATGTAATAAGTTCTTCTCATTGTGTCACCTCATTGTTGAATGTGTTCAGTAAGACACAGCCAAAACCATATGTCAATAGCATAAGCTGCGGTTGGCCGCAGTTATTCTGGCTGTGTCCAAACAAAAAACATCCGACATCCTGTAGACGGACTGATGTATTTTACCGTTCTTAAGTTGAGCTTGACGTTATCGCATCAACAATTATTTGCTATCCACCCTTGCTCAAAGCTGCGCCAAAGCACACCTATCGGGTCTCTTCAATAGTCCGTTCTTTAAGCGGATCATTTAGTCAGCGGGAGTAGAACCGTTCTAGGAAAAATTACACAAAGCTCAATCCGTTAGGTTGGAACGCATCCAAGCTGTATCACGATGTTCTGTAATAGCTTGGCTATACGATACTTTATGTTTTCTTTCCCTTTACTCTAGGGCTTGTTTTGTTCTGTGTATTCAGTCTTGCATTTAGTCGTTTGGTAGTCAAGTTCTAATTTTATTCTGTGAGGCTCTTTTCATTGTGCGTCTTGTCGGCTTGAGTTCTCTGCTATCTGCTAGGTCTTACCTTGTGCGTCTTAGTTCGTTTAAACTTCCGATAACCTATCCTTGCAAATGATGAAGACGGATGCAATAGAAAAATGCACGATGGACAAAAAAAATTTATGGGTAGGGTAATGTGCACGTTTTTTTGTGGGGTAGGGTATTTTTGTATTCCTTATAAATATAAATTTTTAGCTTTTTTGTGATGTTTTGCTTTGTGCATCCACCATAGAAAAACTGACTACTTGGTAAAAAATACACTATTATTTTTACATATTCTATGTTTACTGATACCTTATCTGTAATAAAACGTAATAAAAACAATAGCTTGGCAGCGTAAAACTTTGTTTAGTATCTGTTTATAGTTTTATTGTGTCGTTTTTACTCTATGAAATGCCGCAAATAGACATCGAGGCAGCATAGGGTCGGGCGAGGGCCACCTGGGGATATAGCGTATATGTATATACACACTGCAACACACGGGGTTTTTACTTTTAGAACACTACATATTGTATACAGATACTGGTGTTTGTCTATAAAGGTAAAATATTAAAGAAATATTAGTAAAGTTACGTAGCGTCACTACTTGACACAGGTGTTTTTTTATGTATAACTGCGTAGCAGTAGCAGCTAAGTTAAACTTTATAGTTAAAATATAAGAAATTGGACATAGGATAGTACAACTTATAGTTAAACTAATAATAATATAAATAAATATAAATTAACTATTGACATATAACTTAACACATGTTATTATAATTCCATAACTACTATAATAATAATAACTTGTAGTTAAACTTAAAGTACTACAAGCGTTTAGAGAGTACAAACTCCATCTGTGTCTCCTCTCTCTCATGTACATCTAGACGTTTGTAGTATTTTTTTACTTTTTTATAAATAAAGACTTGACAATGTACAAAAAAAAGGTACAACTATATGCAAGTGAGTCCATAATTGAAGACTTTTATGAGGCTTTAGCATCAGAAGACACACGTTTTCTAAACAAAGTACACATACCTAAGTCAGATGTGTTCTATGTTCGTGAGGCTATTTATAATCGTACAGGAAAAAAATATACACTGGATCATGTTGAACGTGCAATGTACTTAGAGGGTTACTTAGAGTCAAATGAGGTTTTAGATCCAGATAGAAAAAGAAAGTATGAATAATGTTTGTAATAGTTTTAGTTTTGTTTATGGGTAATAGTTACAAGATAGCATCAGATCAAGTCTTGTACCCTACAATGGACATATGTATTAATAGTTTAGCTAAACAAATGAATGAGTTAAACGCTGATAAACCTACCTCTGACTCATATGTGTTAGGTAAGTGTGTTGAAATGCCTAAACTTTAAAATTAAACATAAGGTTAAACTACTATGGCTACAACTAAAGATGTAGAACGACTGCCTAGTGGTAAGTTAAAGTACCGTGGTGAAACATACCCTGGTTATAACAAACCAAAACGTTTATCAGGGGAAGCTAAGAAGTCAGCCGTGTTAGCTAAGAAGGGTGATCAGGTAAAAGTTGTACGTTTTGGTGATCCTGATATGCCAATCCGTAAAGATAATCCTGGTGCTCGTAAGAATTTTAGAGCTAGACACAATTGTGACACAGCTAAAGACAAATTTACTGCACGTTACTGGTCATGTAAAGCGTGGTAATGGGACCGTTCTTAAACATAGTCTCCGCAGCTTTGACTTTAAGTAGTCTTTTTATGTGGATTAAAAATAAGGTAAGGAAGAAAAATGGAAATGACAAAAGAAGAAAAACTTCAAAAAGAGATTGAAGAAAAACAGCAAGAGCTAAACAACTTACGTTATGGTGAAGTTGATAAAGCCTACGAAGATTTTATAAAAGCTAAAGATGTAGCTGTAGAAAAGTACAATGTTTGGAAAGATGCTTGTGTAAAGAGAGGTTGGAACCCAAACAATTTTACTTTTTACTTGCGTTCTTGGAAACTTTAACTTATGACTTTGATTAGTCATCTACCTTTACCTAGTATGCCTTTTCATACACACGATAATATTGTATTTGAGTCACGAGATAAAGACAGATCGACTAAAGCTAACGAAGAAGAAAAAATAGATGCTCAAAAAGAGCCAACTAGAATAACTCCTAATACACCAGTAGAGGATCTTAAGTTAGTTAATCAAAAGTTTGCTTACTATCCAGATCCTAATAAGCTGCGTGCTCCTACTGGTCAGATAGTAGATTTTGTAGTAGCATGACTAAAAAGAAAAAAGATCCTAAAGTAGGCACAGGTAAAAAACCAAAAGGTTCAGGGCGTAGGCTGTACACAGATGAGAACCCTAAAGATACTGTGCCTATAAAGTTTGCAACAGCAAAGGATGCAAGGGAAACTGTTGCAAGAGTACGAAAATCAGGAAAACCTTTTGCAAGAAAAATTCAGATCTTGACAGTTATGGAGCAACGTGCTAAAGTAATGGGTAAGACTGAAGTTGTTCAGATAGCTAAAAAAGCTAAAGAAAGATTGCGAAAGGAAAAAGATGGCGTATCTTCAAAGTAACATACCATATTTTAAAGCGTGGGTAAGAAGAGAATACACAAAGAACTTAGAAGAATATCACGGAGAGTTTCTCCACTGCATGGTGATAGCAGTAACAACGATGCCAAACAGGACTCTAAGCTTCCAAGTTATATTTACAGGATGCGAGTTCGATGGATCAGAGGAAGACCTCAACGTTCACGGAGGAGCTATGTGGGCTAGAATGCCCCTTACTGCCCTTGTAGCTGATACACCGTTAGAAGAGTGGCCTACTGAATTACCACCGTACATGGCTCAACCTTGGGATTGTATGTCACATCATCACTCTGTTTATGTACTTAACAGAGCAACCCCAGCGCCTTGGATAGCAAAGATTGATAATGAGTTTTATCCTTGCAAGTATTATTTTACAGTTGATTATACAGATAGCGAAGTAGCAGATGATCCTGCCCAACATAAACAATCACACGTATTAGAGTTGTTAGATGCAGGAGAATACACTGGTAACATAGTTGCGTTGCCCAATAATAGAGTGAGAGTAACTCACCCCGCTTGGTTTGAAACAGGAAAAGGTGCTCCTGACTTTAGGCCAAACCAAAACATATTTCACTCTAAGCAAGACGTAGAATACGTTTGGGATACGCAACGAGTGTTTAACAATCTATACAGTGATAAGGAGTAGTTGCTATGGCAATTCACGGAAATAAAAAGAAAAAAGGTATGGCTCGTGGTGGAGCTATGAAGCCAAAGAAGATGGCTAAAGGTGGCATGACCATGAAGAAAAAGCCAGGTATGGCTAAAGGCGGTAAGATGGCTATGATGAAAAAGAAAGGCATGGCTCGTGGCGGTAAAATGAAAAAAGGTTATGCCAAGGGTGGAGCAACAGGAATGACTTTAGCCCAAATACGTTCCGCAGCTAAAGACAAAGGTTACAAATTAATGAAGGTGTAACGCTATGCCTTTAACTAAAAAAGGTAAAAAAATAATGCGTTCTATGAAAGAGCAGTATGGTCCTGAAGAAGGGGAGGCTGTGTTTTATGCCTCCCGTAATAAGGGAACCATAAAGGGAGTGGAAAAGGGTATGGCAAAACGTAAACAGACAGGTGGTATTATAAACCCAATACAACCTATGTATAATCCTACTGCAGCAGATATGCAACGTCAACAAGGTATGATGGATGCACAACAGTTGCAAAGAACTCCCCCTCAAAGTACAATGAATAAAGATAAAGATTTACCTGTAACTAAAGGTATGGCTGAAGGCGGTGCATTAAAAGAACCACCTGCAGGAGATAAAGGTAAAGGCCTAAAAAAACTACCTACAGAAGTACGTAATAAGATGGGTTTTAAAAATCGTGGTGGTTTAATTAACAACGGCAAACAGGACTATAGAAAGTCTGGTATGTTTTATAGTAAATAGGAGTGTAACGTATGGCTAAAGCTAAATCTACAGTAAATAAAGCTGGAAACTACACTAAGCCAGCCATGCGTAAAAGACAGTTTGCCAGAATAAAAGCTGGCAGCAAGGGTGGTAAACCTGGGCAGTGGTCAGCAAGAAAAGCTCAAATGCTGGCTTCTGCTTATAAAAAAGCAGGTGGAGGATACAAATGAAACGATATCTTAAAAGACTATGGTGTTCGTTAATAAATCATAAATGTAATCCAGAGTGTGATTGTTGTTAGATGGCCTTAAAGAAATCTCAAAAAAGTTTAAAGTCATGGACAAAGCAAGATTGGCGCACAAAGAGTGGGAAGCCTAGTTCTAAAACTGGTGAGCGGTATTTACCTGCTAAAGCTATTAAGTCTCTTAGCGATGCTGAGTACGCCGCTACAACCAGAGCTAAACGAAAAGGCACTAAGGCAGGTAAGCAGTTTGTGGCTCAACCTAAGAAGATCGCAAAAAAAACTAGATCCTACAGGAAAGTAACATGACACGTAAGCTTACAGAAAACCAAGCTAGATTTTTAGAAGTGCTTTTTGAGGAAGCAGGTGGTGATGTTGTGCAAGCTAAAAAACTAGCAGGGTACAATGTTAACTCATCTACTACTACAATAGTGGAGGCATTAAAAGATGAGATATTTGAAGCAACTAAAACGTATATGTCAAGAGTTGGTCCTAAAGCTGCAGTTGCGTATGCCAGTGCTTTGGACGATCCTACCCAGCTAGGCATTAAGGAAAAGATGATGGCTGCAGGGCAGATACTAGATCGTGCTGGTGTAGTTAAAACAGAACGAGTATCCGTAGATGCGCCAGGTGGTTTGTTTATACTACCACCTAAAAATGATGATGAAGCTCAAAGTTAAAAGAGAAAGACCTTTACAACATGAATACTGGATGTTGCCTAAAGTACCCTTTAAGGTAAAACTTTGGCAGCGTATACCAAGAACAAGTCGGTATATACCCTTTGGTTATGAGGTTGATCCAGAGGATAATAATTGGCTAAACCCAATACCTAAAGAGTTAGAGTTACTTGAACTAGCTAAAAAACACGTAAAACAATATAGTTTAAGGCAGGTTGCGGCTTGGTTAACTACGCAATCTGGAAGAAACATAACACATGATGGGTTGAAAAAACGTATAGATGTTGAAAGAAAAAGAAAAAGACTTACTACGATTAAACGCGAGTATGCCAAGCGGCTCGAAAAAACGTTACGTCAGATCGAAATCCTCGAAAAAGAAAGATTTGGATACTACACCTACGAAGAGGACGATGACGAAACAAAGCCCAGCGCAGGTTAAACCTGCCACATATGACGTACAAGAAGCACAGAATGTAGTCTTTAAGCCTAATCCTGGACCCCAGACAGAGTTTTTGGCTGCGAGTGAACGAGAAGTTTTGTATGGAGGAGCAGCAGGAGGCGGGAAGAGTTACGCCACACTAGCAGACCCGTTACGAAACATGAACAACTCAGACTTTAGTGGTCTTCTTGTACGTCATACGACTGAAGAACTAAGAGAGTTAATACAAAAAAGTCAGGAGCTTTACCCTAAAGCCATACCTGGTATCAAGTGGTCAGAGAGAAAGTCACAGTGGACTACACCTAGAGGTGGTACATTGTGGATGTCATATCTTGACAGAGACTCCGATGTTATGAGATATCAAGGACAGGCATTTAATTACGTAGCTTTTGACGAACTTACACAGTGGTCATCTCCTTTTGCGTGGAACTACATGAGATCACGTTTACGTAGTGCTAATCCTGACTTAGGATTGTATATGAGAGCCACAACAAACCCAGGTGGTTTGGGACACGCTTGGGTTAAGAAGATGTTCATTGACCCAGCTAAACCTAATACATCATTCTGGGCAACGGACATAGAGACTAGTGAGGTGTTGAAGTTTCCCAAAGGGCATAGTAAATCTGGTCAACCCCTGTTTAAGCGTAGGTTCATACCTGCTAGTCTCTTTGATAATCCATATTTAGCTGAAAGTGGTGACTATGAAGCTATGCTTCTATCATTACCTGAACATCAGCGTAAGCAATTATTAGAAGGAAACTGGGATGTAAATGAAGGTGCAGCCTTTCCTGAGTTTAATAGAAAGATACACGTAGTAGAACCATACAGCATACCCCGTAGCTGGGCTAGATTTAGAGCTTGTGATTATGGGTATGGTAGTTTCACAGGAGTATTGTGGTTCACTATCACGCCAAGCGAACAACTTGTAGTTTATAGAGAGTTATATTGTTCTAAAGTAACAGCTACAGATTTAGCGGATATGATACTAGAAGCAGAAAATGAAGACGGTAGTATCAGGTACGGCGTGTTAGACAGTTCCCTGTGGCATAAACGTGGAGACACAGGACCGTCCTTGGCTGAACAAATGAACGCAAAGGGATGCAAGTGGAGGCCCTCAGATCGTTCTAGAGGTTCACGGGTTGCAGGTAAAAACGAACTTCACCGCCGTTTGCAGGTAGATGAGTTTACTAATGAGCCAAGGTTAGTATTCTTTTCTTCCTGCACCAATACAATAGCACAACTTCCTGGTTTACCTGTAGATAAAAAGAACCACGAGGATGTAGATACAAATGCAGAAGATCATTTATATGATGCATTAAGATACGGTATAATGACAAGGCCACGTAGTTCACTTTGGGATTTTAATCCTGTGTCACAACGTTCAGGGTTTCAAGCTTCTGACGCAACATTTGGATACTAATAATGGCAGTAAATGAAAATGATCAAGCTGAACTTTTTGAAACAGACGAGGTATCTGTTATTCAAGATGGAGATGAGCTAGACGCAGGTAGTGTGGTAGCTTTTGTAACTGATAAATTTAAACGTGCAGAGGACTCAAGATACACAGACGAAAACAGATGGCTTAGAGCGTATCGTAACTACCGTGGCTTATACGGTCCTGATGTTCAGTTTACTGAAACTGAAAAGTCTAGAGTGTTTGTTAAAGTCACTAAAACCAAAACATTAGCTGCATATGGACAGATTGTAGATGTGTTGTTTGGAAGTTCACGCTTTCCTCTTACAGTAAATCCTACTACTCTTCCAGAGGGTGTAGCGGAGTCAGTACATATTAATATAGATCCTAACGCAGAACAAGCACAAGAAGAATTATCAGCGGCTTTTGGAAAAGAACCAAGGGTTTCGTTTTTATTTGATCCTGATGAAAAACTAAAACCTGGCGAAACAATGTATGACCGCATGAAGCGTCTTGGTCCTCTAGAAGATAAGCTAGAGCAGATGGGCGATAAAGTTATAGAAGGTCCAGGTACAACTCAAAGCACAGTTACATTTCATCCTGCTATGGTCGCAGCTAAAAAGATGGAAAAGAAAATACACGATCAGTTAGAAGAGAGTGGTGCTAATAAACAGTTACGTCACACAGCTTTTGAAATGGCACTTTTTGGCACTGGCATAATGAAAGGGCCGTTTGCTATTGACAAAGAGTATCCTAATTGGGATATGGAGTCAGGCGATTATAACCCTACTATTAAGACTGTGCCGTCTACTAGCCACGTTTCTATATGGAATTTTTATCCTGATCCTGATGCGTACAACATGGATGAAGCTGAGTTTGTAGTTGAGCGTCATCGTATGACACGATCACAGATGCGTGGTTTAAAGTCTAGACCTTTCTTTAGGGGTGAGTCTATTGATGAAGCTATTAATTTAGGTGAGTCTTACGAAAAGAAATACTGGGAACAAGATATGGAGGATGACTCTCAATATAGTTCTGCTCCGTATAGATATGAAGTTTTAGAGTTCTGGGGTTATGTAGATACAGATATACTTGCAGAAAATGGTGTAACTATACCTAAAGAGTTAAAAGACTCAGAGCAAGTTAGTGTTAACGCTTGGGTATGTAACGGTAAAGTTTTACGATTAGTGCTTAACCCATTTAAACCTGCACGTATTCCTTACTATGCTGTACCCTATGAGCTTAACCCATATAGCTTCTTTGGTGTAGGTATAGCTGAAAACATGGATGATACGCAGACATTAATGAATGGTTTTATGCGTATGGCTATTGATAATGCTGCACTTTCTGGTAACTTAATCATTGAAGTTGATGAGACAAATTTAGTTCCTGGACAGGACTTAAGTGTTTATCCTGGCAAGATATTTCGTAGACAAGGTGGTGCACCAGGCCAAGGCATTTTTGGAACCAAGTTTCCTAATGTAGCTGGCGAGAACATGCAGCTATTTGATAAAGCAAGGGTATTAGCTGATGAGAGTACGGGGTTCCCAAGTTTTGCACATGGTCAAACTGGCGTCAGTGGTGTGGGGCGTACTGCTTCTGGTATTTCTATGCTTATGTCTGCTGCTAATGGCTCTATACGTAATGTTGTAAAGAATGTAGATGATTATTTAATTGGCCCTATAGGTAGAGCTTTCTTTTCATTCAATATGCAGTTTGATTTTGACAGTGAAATAAAAGGTGATCTAGAAGTTAAGGCATCAGGCACAGAAAGTTTAATGGCTAATGAGGTACGCTCACAACGCTTGATGCAATTCATGGGTGTAGCATCTAACCCAGCGCTTATGCCTTTTGTAAAGAGTGACTACATTATACGCGAGATAGCTAAGAGCATGGACTTAGATCCTGACAAAGTTACTAACTCCTTGGGTGATGCAGCTATACAAGCAGAAATACTTAAGAAGTTTCAACAACCACCACCTACTCCACCAGAGGCAGGGACACAAGGTCCACCTGCATCACCCTCACCAGGTGCAGCACCAGAGCAAGCAGGTGTAGGCGTACAAGATACTACAGGCGCTGGGGGTGGCAATATAGGTACAGGAACAGCACCTACTCCAGGTGAACAAGGATTTACTGGAACATGACAATAAAAAAACTAGTAAACGATAAACCTTTATGGGATGCTTTCTTAGAAAATATAAATGCAAAGATAGTAGTATCACAGAAAAAGTTAGAACACGAAACTTCTATGGAAGGTATATATCGTGCTCAAGGTGAGATCTCTGCGTTACGTAGGTTAACTTTTTTGAGGGATGAAGTAAATGTCAAATCTGTTTGATGCTTATCAACAAATGGCAGACAGCTTGCAAGAAGCAGGAGTAAGTTTATCTGGCGATAAAACGTATACAGAAGAAGCTGCTGATATACAAAGCGCATACGAAAAATCTCAAAGATTAGCAGGTAGTGATAAAAACGATAATGATAGTCAATCAACGTCTACTATAAAATATTATGATAATGACAAAAATGAGTCTGATTCTTTATCTATTAGTAATGAAAATCTTAGTGCTCCTCTAAAAGACTCTGAAGGTAAAATTATAGGAAACGTTGATCTTTCAGATAAAAAAGTATTTGATCTTTATTCAAATGAAGAGGGATTATATGAGGGGTTAAAATTAAGTTTTACAGATAAAAAAGATTCTGTTCCTATTGGACCTTTTATGTATGAAAAAACACCCACAGGTAAAAAAGGTCTTACTTTTAAAATAGGTAAAGGAAAAGCTTACATGGACGCAGATATAGATCTTTTAAAATCAGATGCACCTATAGCAGCTAACACTGGCTTTGTATTAGATTTTGCAGAGGGTGGCTCTCTCCCCAATACTAAACCCATGCAAATGGAAATGGATCTTATACTAAGTGAAACAAAAGATCCTGTTAGTGGCAATACTGCCCCGCTTGGCGCTACGCCAGAAGAGGTACGTGATGATGTACCTATTAATGCTAGTCCTAATGAGTTTATGATTAACGCTGCAACTAGAAGATATTACGGCACAGAGTTTTTTGAAGAGTTACAGAAATCTGCAGCAGAAGGCTGGAAACGTATTAGGGATGGTGAGGAGTCTTACTTTAGAGATGATGAGCTTGAAGTAGAAGATGATGAAAAGGGACAAGATAAACCTATAAATATGCAAGAAGGTGGTGCTGTACCTAAACCTGTAGGTGGTGGATTTGGTGGCTACGGTGGTACAGGTTCTATTTTTACAGGCTTTGAGTCTAAGACTTTCACTAATCCTGAGACAGGTCAACGGATTATAATATACTACTTTAATGGTAGACCCATGAGCCGTATACCTGCTGGCTTTCGTGAAGTGTCACAGAATGTAGTAGAAGAGCAACAGCAAGTACAACGTGAGCGTGATGATGATGATGATCCTGTAGTTACTGGTCGAGACTCTTGGAGAAATAAAAACCCATCTGATTATACTTTAAATGACTATAAAGATTACGCTAATTTTTATAAAGGTAAAGGTAAAAACCCATTAAAAATGAGTAATATAGAAAAGGGTATACTAAGTATAGCTGGTGACTCTATGCTAGGTAGGTTGCTTGGTTCTGGAGGAGGAGATGCTCTTATTAAAAAAACACAAGAGGGTATTGTAAAAAAAGCAGGTATGGTTAATAATTCTATAAACAATATACTAAAATCTGGAGTTGATAATCAAGGTAATAAATTAACTAGTGATGGTAACAATACATTATTTCAAGCTCAATACAACGCTAATTTAATTAGTGCAACAGCAGACCCGACAGGTCAAACAAAAGGTACTCCTATATTTGATCAAGCTTTATATAAAGATGATGACGATGATGACGATAATGGCGGTTTTGGAATTAACGTTGAGTCTTTGCTTCCACCTTCAGTATCATCTGGCACATCAACAAATATAACTGCTGAAGAGCAAGCTGCTGCAGACAGAATTATGGCAGGTGAGGGTACACAAGAAGATTACGATAAACTTAGCGGTGATGACAAAAAAGACGACAAAATACTGTGTGACTTAATATATCGCTACGGTTACCTAGATGAAGACATCTGGCGTTTAGATGAAGCGTTTGGTGATCATGTTGCACTAGAAGACCCAGAGTTACTAGAAGGTTACCATACATGGGCTAAACCTATGGTAGCTTGGATAGAGAAAGAAACCTTCTTATCTAACCTATATCTTAAATACTGGTGTGTACCATTCACACGGCGCTGGGCAAATCACATTGCTCATGTAATGGAACCAGAAAACTATAAACCTGACCATGTAGGCAAACTTATGCTTGCTGTAGGTGTACCTATCTCTAGAGCTATTTACAAGCTAAAGGGTAGAAAACTAAAAACTGTTTAATAACAATAAGGCTACCCAGCTACGGCTGGCCCCATATAAGAAAGGATACAATATGCCTGAGTTAACAGAAGTGGAGACACAAAAAAATGCAGGATTCGTACAATCAAAAAGTACAAGAAATGCAAACAAGAAGCGTATAGAACAGGATGAAGCAGAACTCAAAGCCCTTATGGAAGGGGGATCATCCAGTGATGAAGAGGCCGATACCAAAGAGACAGAGGCCAATACAGAAGTTAAAGAAGAGACACTATCTGCAGAAGAGAGAACGTTTAAAAAACGGTATAGTGATTTACGCAGCCATTTAAATAAACAGAACGAAGAGTTAAAAGAACTTAAAGCTAAATTAAATAAAGCTGTAGAAAATGGTGCTATACGTCCACCAGCTAGTGAAGAAAGCATAGATGCTTGGGCTAAAAAATATCCTGAAATAGCACAGATAGTAGAAACTATTGCTGACAAGAAAGCAAATGAAAAGTTTAAAAACGCAGATGCTAGACTAAAAGAATTAGATAAGATAGCTGAAGAAACGTATCGTAATAAAGCAGAAGATGAGATACGTTCTATACATAAAGACTTTGATGAGTTACGTGCTAGTGATAGTTTTCACGAGTGGGCAGAAGAACAACCCAAGTGGGTACAGGATGCCTTGTACGAAAATCAAGATGACCCTAAATCAGTTGTACGTGTAATTGATCTTTATAAGATTGACAACGGTATAGACGTAAAAGGCAAGCGTAAATCTACCAAGGAAGCTGCCTCTGAAGTAAAAACTAAACGTACAACTAAATTAGAAACTAACGACACATCAGGAAGCTTTCGTGAGTCAGATGTGCAAAGGATGACAGCCCAAGAATACGAGGCTAACTCTGATGCAATCATGGAATCAATACGTAGTGGTAAATTTATTTACGATATTTCTGGTGCTGCACGTTAAAAAAGTATTGACAATACACAATTTATATGTATAACTGTGTATGTTAAGACAAGAGTGTAAAGCCCTGATACTATTAGCTACCTTTATACTCTCACTAAACTAAGCCAAACAATTAAGTTAAGACCTACCTGATAAAGTATAGGCCCAAGTTAACCTGATCAGTATACTTGCACCCTAAAAACATCAGCCCCTTAAAGTAAGTTTGGGCTTACTTCACATAAGCCAGCAAACATCTAAGGAGGATTATATCATGGCTTTTTCATCCGCATCAGGTTATGGGAACTTACCTAACGGTAATTTTAGCCCCATAATCTATTCCAAACAGGTACAGCTTGCGTTCCGCAAGAGTGCCACTGTTGGAGATATTACTAACTCTGATTATTTTGGAGAGATCGCTGCCCAAGGTGATACGGTCAGAATTATCAAGGAGCCTGAAATTTCAGTACAATCCTACACTCGTGGGACCACTGTAACAGCGCAAGACCTTGACGATGAAGACTTTACATTGGTTGTTGATAAATCCAACTACTTTGCTTTTAAGATGGATGACATCGAGGAAGCACACAGCCACGTTAACTTTATGCAGCTTGCCACTGATCGTGCAGCTTATCGCCTAGCTGATCAGTATGACCAAGAAGTTCTTGGTTACATGACAGGCTTCAAGCAGTCTGCGCTACACGCAAAAGCTGATACAGCTAATACCACAGCAAGTGGTGAAAAAGCTGTTTTGACTGCAGGTAATGATGAATTGCTTTCAAGCATGAAGTTGAAAAAAGGTGACTTTGGCAACATCACTACATCGTCTGCAGGAGATCACTCAATTCCACTTGCAGCACGTTTGCCAGGTGCAACAGCAATACCAACTGCAACAGCGTCACCCGCAATGGTTGTCGCACGTATGAAGCGTTTACTTGATCAACAGCAAGTAGATACACAAGGAAGATGGCTCGTAATTGACCCGGTCTTTATGGAAATCCTTTCTGACGAAGATAGTCGCTTTATGAATGGCGATTATGGTGAGTCAGGTGGACTACGTAACGGACTCGTGATTAACAACTTTCACGGCTTCCGTATGTATGTGTCATCAAATTTGCCAGCAGTTGGAACTGGACCAGGAACTACAGGGAATGCGAACCAAAACGCAAACTTTGGCGTTATTGTTGCAGGACACGACAGTGCAGTAGCAACGGCTGAACAGATTAACAAAACGGAAACGTATCGTGATCCAGACAGCTTTGCTGACATTGTTCGTGGTATGCATCTATACGGTAGGAAGATTCTTCGTCCAGAAGCAATCGTTACTGCCAAGTACAACGCAGCGTAAGGGAGGATTGAATTATGGCTACTATTACTATGAGCACAAACTCAGCCTCTACTTCCAATAACGGTGGTACTGGCAACAAGCAGCTTCGTGGCAGCTTGGTAACTTTGCAAAACGATATTGATCTTGCAGATGCTATCCTACAAAATGGTGGTACTGCACTAGCGGCTGATGACATCATCGAAGCTATTGCTGTCCCTGCAAACACTATGATCCTGTACGCAGGTTTCAAAGTTGTTACTGCAATGACAGGTACTACAACTGACTCTGCTTTGCATGTTGGTATTACAGGAACAGACGTAGACTTGTTTGCTGCGTCATTCGACTTAGATGGAGCTTCAGCAGGAGATATTACTCCACCTGCAGGTTTGTCAAGTGGTGTTGTTGCTAACGTACCATCATTTACTGCATCAGCAGATACTATTGACGTAGAAATTCATGCGTCAAGTGGAACTATCACTGGTGGTATCATTCGTGTGTTTGCAGTATGCATTCTCATGGATGAAGTATCACAGTCTAGTTCTGCTAACGAAGTGGACCGTGATCTACTTGCATAACTACTTTAGGGGCTGGCCCAGCGCTGGCCCCTTAAACACATTACTTAGGGTATCATAATGGCGTTAACATTTCTTACACTTACTAATAGTGTTATAACTAGAATGAATGAAGTCGCGTTAACTTCCTCTAGTTTTACTAATGCTAGAGGTATACAAGTGCAATGTAAAAATGCAGTTAATGAGGCTATACGATATATTAATCAAAGAGAATTTGGGTATCCTTTTAATCACGCTTCAGAAACAAAAACATTAACGCCAGGTGTAGTAAGATATTCTGTGCCTACCAGTACAAAGTATATAGATTATAATACAGCTAGAATTAAAAAAAATTTAAATGTTAACGCTTCAGGTAATAATTTAGCTAAACTAAACTATAACGAATACATAACTAAAGAATACGCTAATCAAGAAGATGAAATATCATCTACTACACTAAACGGTTCACACTCATCTTCTGTAACTACCCTTACGCTTACGTCTACCACAGGTTTTGATAGCTCTGGCACAGTCTTTATAGGTGGAGAGCAAGTTACGTACACAGGCATATCAGGTAATGATATTACAGGTTGTACTCGTGGAGCAAATAGCACAACTGCAGAAACACACGCTAGTGGTGTAACTGTAACGCAGTTTGATAGAGGTGGAGTACCTCAATATATTGTACGTACTTTAGACAACAATTATTTGTTATATCCTTTTCCAGACAAACAATATACACTCACCTTTGATTACTTTACATTTCCATCTGATTTATCTGCACACAGTGATACAACCACTATACCTGAAAGATTTGCTCCTGTTGTAGTTGATGGTGCAACAGCATATGCGTATCAATATCGTGGTGAGTTAAATCAATATCAATTAAACTTTGAAAGGTTTAATCAAGGTATAAAAAATATGCAATCGCTTGTTATTAACAAGTATGATTATATCAGGTCAACTAAAATAGATATACCTACAGACTATTCAAATCCTGTTCTTAGAGTTTCTTAAATATGCCAGATAGTTCTCAAACATCTCCTGCAGCTTTTAACTTAGAGGGTGGTTTAGTTTTAAACCGCTCTACTTTTATGATGCAGCCAGGTGAAGCACTACAGTTAGAAAATTTTGAGCCTGATATACAAGGTGGTTACAGAAGAATTAGTGGACACACTAAATTTATAAATCATATTATTCCTCAAACTAGTTCTTCATCTGAAAAAGTATTAATGGTTTCTATTTTTGATAATAAAGTATTAGCCGCTAGAGGAGAAAAAATATTTAGTTCTGCATCTACAGAATTATCTTTAGGTGTTCTTTCTACTACAGCTATGACAGGATCAGGAACACTTACAGTAGATACTACTTCGGGTTTTTCTTCTAGCGGTACACTGCAAATAAACTCTGAAATATTTACTTATACAGGGGTAACAAGTAAAACATTTACTGGTGTTACTCGTGCTACGTCTTCAACAACAGCGGCTACTCACTCTATTGATGATGTAGTATCAGAGAGTTGGACAGAAAGAGACAGTGGTAGATCCAATGCAGGTAAATATAATTTTGAAAGATTTAATTTTGATGGCAATGATAAAATTATATTTGTTGATGGTGCTAATGCACCCGTAGTTTTTAATACATCTTTAAGTGCAACAGATGTTAGTGAAAGCGCTGTGTCTGGATCTAAGTTCGTTGCTGCTTATAGAGAGCATATGTTTTATGCAGGTAAATCTTCTACACCTCAAGAGATAGTATTTAGTAAGCCTTTTGACGAAGATGATTTTACGGCAAGTGATGGTGCAGGTAGTATTAAAGTAGACGATACCATCGTAGGTTTAAAAGTGTTTCGTGATAATTTATTTATATTTTGTGAAAATCGTATCTTTAATTTAACAGGGTCATCATTAAGTGATTTTGCTATTAAACCCGTCACAAGAAATATTGGTTGTATTAATGGTGACAGTATTCAAGAATTTGCAGGTGACTTAATATTTCTTGGTCCTGATGGCTTAAGAACTGTTGCTGCTACCGCTAGAATTGGTGACGTTGAACTGGGAACAATTACACGTAATGTGCAATCTTTATTTGATGAAAACATTAGGGATGCATCTTTATTTGATAGTGTAGTTATACCGGATAAAACACAATACAGAATATTTTTTACAAAAGATGGGCAGGTAGATCGTCTTACTAAAGGTGTTATATGTGTGATGAAAGGTCAGAGTTTTGAGTTTTCAGAAATAAAAGGTGTAAAGCCTTCTTGTACAGATACTTTTATTGAAGCAGGAAATGTTTTAGTTTTACATGGTGATTTTTCTGGATATATACATAGACAGGAAAAAGGTAACACGTTTGATGGAACTACTATTTTTGGAAAGTATAGAGGGCCAGATTTGGGCTTTGGTGACGCAGGTATAAGAAAACATATGCACAGAGTTATTGTTAACTTTAAACCTGAATCTGCTATAGCTGCAGACTTGATAGTTAGATATGATAACGAATCTCCTGATTCAGCAAGACCTGCAGTATATCCTTTAGCATCAACTGCTCTTGCTGCACAGTACGGAACTGCAACATATGCTGTATCAGGGGCAGCAACAAACTCTGTATATGGCGGTTCTTCACAGCCGTTAGTTAGACAATCAGTTGAGGGATCAGGTTTTACCGTAGCATTAAGAGTCAATGATAATGGTGTTACTGCACCGTACTCACTGAAGGGTTTTCAGTTAGAGTATCAAGTAGGAGCTAGACGTTAAATGGGTAGTACTTATACAAGACAGTCATCTTATACTGATGGTGATGTAATTCAAGCATCAGATACAAATGATGAATTTGATCAGCTTTTAGCTGCTTTTGCAGCAGACACGGGACATACCCACGATGGCACAACTGCTGAAGGTGGACCTATTACTAAACTACTAGGTAATACTCTTACCTTTGGTGCAGGTACAGCAGGTACAGATATTACGATTACCTTTGATGGTGAAACTAATGATGGTGAACTAAAGTGGATGGAGGATGAGGACTACTTTGAGTTCTCTGATGATATACTTATAGCCTCTACAGAAAAGCTACAGTTTCGTGACACAGCTATTTATATTAACTCTAGCACAGATGGACAGCTTGACATTGTAGCAGATACAGAAATACAAATAGCAGCTACTACTATTGATATAAATGGTAATGTAGACATATCAGGCACACTTACTATTGGTAGTGCAGGTATATCTGAGGCAGAGTTAGAGATACTTGACGGTGCTAATGTTACGACAGCAGAGTTAAACATTATGGATGGTGATACTTCTGCTACATCAACTACAGTAGCAGATGCAGACCGTGTTGTCTTTAATGATGCTGG